TCAATGGCGATTCGCATTGGCATCGGCGAAATCTCCCTTCCGCTCCTTCTTCGGCTTTTGCGCCGCTTCTCCCGGCGGCTCGACCGCCTTCCGCTGCATCTGGCCGGCTGCCGCGGCGACGAGAAAGCCGTTCGCGATGGCGAGGAGGTAGACGCGCCAATCCGCCGGGTTGGCGCCGAGCGCGAGCTGTGCGGTAATGAGGATCGAGCCGGCCACGATCACGGCGTAGAGATCCGTCGGCAGCCAGCGGGCGGCGAATCGGTCGATCAGGCTCTTCGTGTATTGCACCACGAAGTAGGTGAGCAGTGAAGCGCCCCCCATCGCGGAGAGCGCTTCCCAAGTCAAGAGTTGGTCTTCCTGCATCATGAACCAATCCCTTTCAGGATGAACGTAATGGCGCCGCCAATGGCGCCGGTGACGATCGCCGTAATGACCGTCCGCCAGAGCCATGTGATGTCATTTTCCACGCCGTCAACGCGCTTGTTCGTCTCGTCGATCCGGTGATGCGCGCTGCGGGCCCGCTGGTCGGCTTCCCTGGCGATTTCGTCGGAACGGTCCAATTTCTCCACCAGGCGGTTTACGTTCGTTGTGAGCTCCGTGGTTGTTCGGACGTTCGCCTCCTGCAGCGCTTCGAGCCGCGCCAGCCGGCTCTCGATCTTCCCGAGCGTCTGTAGTTCTGTTTGGTTCATGCTCATGCGGCATCACCCCTTCTGCATCTAAAAAAATCAGGCACCGCCTATTCGACGGTGCCCTCGCCTTCTTCGTCTTCGGTTTCTTCGCTTTCCTCTGAAATCGGATCGAGAACCGAATCGGAAACCGTCGGCTCGTCTCCCCATGCCGCGAAAATGGCCGCCCGATACGGTTCCGACACCTCCTCCATTACTTGTTGGCGGCCGGAATGGGTATTCGTATAAGCGCGACGCCACGGTTCTCCAATTGGATACTCCGTCCCGTCAACGTTTATATATCTTTGTCTTTTAATGCTCACGGCATCTTTCGTGAGCATGTCCAATGTAATCTGTTCAATCATTTCATTCATTTCGAATCCCTCCATGAATTATTTACGGCCAAATTCTGTTAACCCCACTTGCGCTTATTGTCGTGTTATTGGATATGTGGCTTCCGTTCAAACGCGTATCCTTAGAAACATTGCCCGATAAATCCAACCCAAACCACGTTGCACCATTATGCGGTAACCGCAAACCCACCCAATTTGCTCCAGATGGCAGATATGCATTGGTGAGTGTCCCCACCGCGATCGAAGAATGCTCGTATGCAAGAGGGAACGGAAACGCTCCTACTACTACTACCCCTGTACCAGAATTTTTGCTTGAAAGTTCAACATCAAACGACCAATACAGAAGATTTCCGATCCTCGTATAATTTCCGGATCGAGATGCAAAAGATACATTGATACCTCCTAGTTGAACATTAGGTGTCCATGACCCTGATTCAATTGGGAAGTTGCCTTCATGCCATAACTTGTATTCGGCCTCGATCGTGCTGTTTTCTCTGTAACGGAATACTTTTGGATCTTGTCCCGTATTGTTCGGAAGGCCGAATCCCATTCGGCCTTGTTCCATAAAGATACCCCAACGCCCCAAACCAGCAAGATGGCCGCTGGTGAACGGGTCCCAACCTTTTGTGATGAGGGGCCGGTCCGCTTGTGGGGTTCTGAAACCATTTGCATCCGAAATAAGAGGACCGCCCATTGTGTCGCCGTTTTTATTGATAGGTAAATACCCGCGAACAGTGTCCGCATCGAGCCCGCTACCAGCTCCGTCGTTTCCACTGTGCCACAGTGTATGATATGTCTGATCGTCTTCGGAAATCGCGCCATCAAAACGTAAATAACGCTTGATTCCGGCGGACGACCCAATTTGAATTTTTCCGTTGGCAAACTCGACAAGCCCATTTACGACGCCGCCGGACTTCGGAAGCATTTGATCGACTTCCGCTTTCCTTGCCACATCATCCGCTGCAACAGGCGCAGACGCCTTAAACCTCCCGTCCGCGTCGCGCTGCACGATCGTGTTCGGCGTCGCCGCGCTCGTCGCGCCGTGGACGCCGGTGGTGGCGTTGATGTGATCTGCGATTGCGGATGCGTTTTCGTTGATTTCTTGCCCGATGGCTTTCAGATCATCCGGCATCACTGTGTCGCCCATCTTCCAGTCCGTTTTGGCCATTATTCATCACCTTCCTTGACCGTGATTGACTGAATCATGAGATGATCCGCCGTAATCGGAATAATGACATCGTTCGAACTGATCACGTTGTCCGCACCATCCTTCAGCTCGATCTTCGTGACCAGCGATACGTCCGCGGCCGGGATGAGATATTTCATCGCCAGCACATAGTCCGTAACCTGCTTCACCTCAAAATTCGTAATGACGTATGTCCCGTTCAGCACCACCTTTGCAACGCGGCTGTCGACATAATTGGCCACGTCATGCAAAAACGCCGAATCAATCATTTCACCGGCACCTCCGGTCCCAAAGTTGCAAACGGCGCCGAGCCGAGCTGCCACGAGCCATCCAGCTTGTAATTCCAGGTGACTTCGTGCGCGACGATCGTCTCGACCAGCCCGAGGACATCATGCAATGCGGTATTCTGCTGATAGACCATGTTGGCCGGCTTGATCGTCTGAATGGTATGCTCGACTTCCCGGAAAACCTCGGCGTCGTCAACGGCGGCCGTGACGGTCAGCAGAAAGTTCTTCGCATCGGCTGCGACAAGCGTCCGACCCGGCCCGACCAGCCGATCCAACTGCTCCTGCAAATACCGCAGCGTGAACGGCGGCTTCGTGGAATAGCGGTTGACGATGCGGTTGCGCCGGAACTGCAGCGATTCGGTCTCCGGGTCCGCCTGGATCCCCAGCATTTTCTCCCGCCGCTTCACGGCGGCGAGGCTCGCGGTCATGACGAACTGATCATCCAGCAGTTGCTGCACCGCGGCCGCCAGATCATTCAATTCCGTGCTTTCGGTCTTGTCCAGCTCCGTGAAATCTTTGATCCCCCGGTAGAAACCGGGCAAATGCTGCAAAACGCGATCACCCATGGACAATCACCGTTCCGAGCACCGGGATCTCTTCCTCGCCCAGCGTCACGTTGGCGGCGCTGCCGTTCAGCTTCGTGTCCGCCACGTCGATGACGCCCGGAACCGAGAGAATGGCCGCCTCGATCTGCGCCACCCGGACGACGAGCTGGGATTGGGCGGACCATTCCCGCCGCAGTCCGAGCAAATAAGCCCCGATGATGTCCTCGATCGGCTCCCGAACCTGTCCGACGGTGGTGCCGCCATCCAGGGTCAAGGTCGTTTCCACGTTGATCGTCACCGGCTGCACACCGGCGATCGTCACGGTATGGCCGATCGGCGCCAGACCGTAGCCCAGCCCGCTGCTGCCGATCGGATCGATCATTTCCTGCACCTCATCCACAAGCGCAGGCGACGGCGCGCTCCAATCGGATGCGATGATCGTGCACTTCACCGTTCCGCCGCCCTGCCAGGCCGGAAACACCTTCACGCCGCCGACGCCTTCGATCGCACGGATCTTCTGCTTGTAGTCCGCGACGTTCCCGCCGAACGGCGGCTCGTTGACGGCCGCCTAATACCGCTGCCGGAGCGACTCGTCATCCTCCTCGGCTTCGCCGGGCACCACCACCGCCCCCAACTCGGCCCGCACCAGACCGGGCACAAAATCCACCGGCAACAACGCCCCGTAAGGCTGGTTCCCGGCCACACCGGCGGTCTCGCACTCCAACACATACACGCCCGTGTCGAGCTTGCCGACCACCGCGTAATACAGCCCGCTGATGCCGAACCGGCTCCCGATCGGCACGTCGATCGGCGCGTCGTCTTCGCCGTAGAAGCGCCCTTCCCGCCGCGCCTTCACCGCGGGTTTGCGCCGCACGCCGAATTCGGCCGCTCGCCGGGTCAGGTATTCGCCGCTGGCCGTGTCGGCGAACGACAGGTTGTAGTTGATGTCCAGCTCCGCATAGAGCTGCGCCAGCTCGGCGGCCGCCGGCGCCAGCGCGTCATGGATCACGCTGCCGGGACGCTTGTCGACGTCAGCCGACACCCGGTCCAGCATTCTCCGCAAAATCGCTTCGAACGTCTGGTTTTCATACACGGAGCGTCACCCCCTCCCGAAAAGTTCCGAACGTCGATACGACCATGAACCGTACGGCCGCCGTCCCCTCGGCAAAATCCATTTCGTAATCCGTCACCTCGTCGATCCGGTCATCCTGGGTGAGCGCTTCGGTGATCCGCCGCCGCAGCTCGGACCGGACGAGCGCGGGATCCTGCCCGATCAGACCCGCCAATTCCGCGCCGTAGTCCGCGTCATAGATGAGATGCCGGAACCGTTCGGTCTGCAAAATTTTGAATACCGACTGCCGCACCGCTTCCAGCCCGTCGATCATCCCCGCCGCGCGCCCGCGCTCCATATCCAGCCGCCAGGTGCGGGACGGCTGTTCGATCACTTCAAGCCTCTGCGCGTCGATGCTGCCGCCCGTCGGAATCATCCGCTCACCACCTTGTCCAGAATGATATATTTCTGTCCGCCCTGAACCCGGAGAAGCGCCACCCGGTCGCCGGGCTCAAGCCCCGGCCGGATCACCACCGGCTCCGTGAGCGCCGGGCCGGTCGTTCCGCCCGAAGCGGAATGGGTGTGACCCAAATCCAGTTCCAGCTTCGTCAGCGACTCCGGCACCAACAAAAAATCCGCATCGATGGTGAACCGTTGATCGACGTTCACCTCGAGCGGATCGGTCTTCGTGACGGTGCCGATCAGGACGGCGACCGGCGCGGCGGTCTCCATCGCGGTCAGGGCGGCCTGCCGGATTGCGTTCAGCATGTCTCACACCACTTTCAATGTCAGACTCATCGTATGGTCGGCGCCGTTGAACCGGTGCTTCACTTCATCCACCAACATTGGCTGGTTGATCCCGAGCGACTCAATGACGATCGGCAAGTACATGCCGGACCGCACCCGGATGTCCCCGATGGCGTCAAGCTTGAGCGTGCGCTGCTCGCGGTTTTTCAGCTTCATCATCCGGTCCAGCATCTCGCCGATCTGGGCCGCGTTCATGTTCTCGTCCACGCTTTCGTACAGCTGGAGTACACCCCACTTGGCGATGTTGGCGCTGTCCTTCGCCATATAGATCTCCCGCCGGCCGGTCTGTTGGTTGTCACGGTACAGCTTGATCTGGTTGTAGGTGTCCGAGTCGATGTCCCGACTATGCTCGAACCCGGTCATCAGGCTGCCGTCGCCGATGTAAATGCCGGCGTCGAACGAGCGCACGTCGCGGAGCGACAGCTCGCCGAAATCGTCAAAGAACACATAAAATTGCCCCGTTGCCGACATGGTGAGGGTGATCGCCTTCTCGATAATGTCGAGCAGCGTCTGCCCGTCCTCCACCATGGACGGTATCTTGTAGCCGGTATCGTCGATGCGGCCGGTTTTCAATTCGAACTTCTCGGCGATCTGGCGGATGATGTCCCCGATGGTCTGGTTCTTGAACACGAAGGTGTCCTTGTTCAGCAGATAGCGGACCTGATCGTAAGCCTTGACGCCGATCTCCGCATCCTGATTGACGTCGATGCTGAACACGTAGCCGTAGAACACATGGACATCATCCTTCGTGACCCGCACGATGTCGCCGTTGTTGACCGCAAATGTCCGATCCTGATAAATGGCGCTTCCGATCAGGGTGAACTCGAAGCTCGCCGGCCGCCCGACGCGCGTCGTCGTCCAACTGATGTCCGACACAATTTCGGAGATATCCCAGACTTGCCCCTGTTTGTTGTCCAACAGAATCTTAAGCAACGTTCCCGCCCCCCCGCGGGCAGCTTCAGCACCATCCCGACCGGAAGTTTCTTGAGCTGCGCGTCGCTGATGCCGTTCAGCTTCTGGATCTCGCGCCAGCGCGAGCCGTCGCCGAGCATTTTCTGCGCCACTTTCCACAGACTGTCCCCCGGCTGAAGCGTGTAGGTGCCCGGCGGCACGCGCTCATCGGGCCTTCCCGGCTTCGACTTCTGCAGCGTGGTCTCGCCGTTTGCCAGCTCGATCACCGTCGTCTTCCGCGCGGCGTAGAAGCGGTATTCTTTCAGACGGAGCGAATACGAAATATCGCCGGGAGAGCCGGCGACTTCCTTCCATTCGAAGCTTTCGATGCTGGCGGGCGTGTTGATCTCCGGGATGGTCTCTCCCGCGGCGCCGGCATACCGGTTGCCGCCGACGAACACGAACCGGATCGGCCGCTTCGTCTCCCACCATTTCATGATTTTGCGCACATAGACCATCGGGGGCAGCACTTCGACCGCCGTGATGTACGGATGCACGCTCGTCTCCGGGTCCTTACCCGATTTCGGATCCGGCTTCGGATTCGGATGCGGCGGATATGCCGGGAAAAAGCTCTCGATCGTGTACTCGGCCAGCTCGCGGTCTTTGATCACGGTGATTTTGCCGAGGCCGGCGACTTCATGCCCCGCGCTGTCCCCGCCGATGCTCGTGACGAGCTCGCCGGGAAGCACCGGCAGTTCAAAGCCGTCCTCCTGGTTGTTCCAACTCAGCCAAATGCCGCAGCGGTCATGCAAGTCCATACACCCCCTGTGCCGACGACGCGATCTGTTCCGTGAGCGACTGCTCGATGCGCGCAATGATCGTGTCCACATCGTAGCCGTTCCGGATATCCCCGGTCTGAACGTTCACCGTCGGCGTCAGCGTCACGAAGTTCTGGATCGCGTTCAACTCGGCGAGTTCGCGCATCATCTTCAGATCCTCGCTGGAGATGTCGACGGTGTCGCCTATGCGGCCGACTTCGTTGACTTTGTTGATTTTGTCGAGAGTTGCAGCGCTGCCTCCGCCCCCGGGAATGGTGGACTCGCCGCCCATTCCGTCCTCTGCGCCGAATTTCTTCATCATCTGATCCAGATTGAATCCATCCAGTCCGTTCCGGATGGAAGAGACCAGCTTTTCGCCTGTCCGATATCCCGCGTCCCATGCCTTGCGGGGATCCATCGTTTTCCCGATTGTCGGAGCTTCTTTGCTGAATGTGACGGCATCCTCATTTTTGCCCCAGCTCTCAAAATCGTCCTGCAATTTCTCAAGATGGCCGGTCCAGTCATTGCCGAAAATGGCGTCCGTCACTTTGGTGACCACTTTTAAGATCGACAAAGCCCACGAGATGATTTGGCCAAACAAGTTCTTCACCGCTTGACCAAAGTTATCAAATCCGCCGTTCAGAAAGTTAAAGAACCATTCAAAAATCCCAATGAAAGGTTCGACAAAGCTTGTCCACAAAAACTGGATGATCCCGTTGATCACGCCGACGATCGTATTCCAAATGGCGGCGCCCAAAAACGCAAACACGCCGAATATCGTTCCGACAATCTCTTCGGCGGTTTTGCCCAATCTGATCAGTGCGTAAATGACCAAAGCGATGACGGCCGCAATCAACAGAATCGGCCAGTTGATGGCCAGCCATGCCGCGGCCTGCGCCACAAGCGGTGGAACCATGGACCACAACTGGGCAATGATGATGCCCAGCCAAACCGTTCCGATAGCCATCAGAATCGGTTCGATCGTTGACCAATTGTCGGTGACAAACGATATGAGCGCCTTGATGCCGTTGATGAGATTTCCGATTAATGCGGCCGCCACATGGATCGCCTGGTTAATCCCCGCAACCAGTTGTTGCCCTTCCGGGCTGTTCATAAATTCATTCACACGTTCGATTACCGGACCGAAGGCTGCGATCGCTTGGTTGGAAAGCTGATTTTTGAGATCTCCGAATGTTTTCGGCAGTTTTTCGAACTTGCCGTTGATTTCATCCGCGGCGGTAAACAATGCGCCTTTGATAATGTCTGCGGTGATTTGTCCCTCCGCCGACATCGCGATCAGTTCTTCGATTGATTTGCCCGTAAAATCCGCTATGGCATCGGCCAGCATCGGCGCCGTATTCATGATGGTTTTGAAATCATCGCCTTGAAGCCCGCCGGAACCCATTGCATGAATGAGTTGTTCCATTCCGGCCTGCTGCTCCGCAGCGCCGGCTCCGCCCAGACGGAACGCTTTCTGCGACAATTCCGCGAACGCAATCATCTCATCGTTGCTGCTAAACGATTTCGGTGCTGTGAGCCCGAGTTTTGCAACATGCTCCGTCATCTCGAAATACTGTCCGCGGGACCGGTTTGCCGCCGCAAGAATCTTGGCCTGCAGTTCTTCGTTCGATTGCGTCCCGTCATTAACAGCGCTGATTCGCGCCAGCGAATTCATGTAGTTGTCGCTGAATGCCAT